TTGCATCGATGTAATCACTTAATACATCAACTTCATTGCCATCATCTAATACTTCTTCATCTTTAACTGCTACTAAGAATGCATCAACAGCTAAACTTAGCATATCAGGTGCTGGTATTTCTACCAACTTCTCAACAGTGACATTTTGGTAAACAGTATCAGTAATAGTCTTAGTAACTACTTTTTCTGGGATAAGTACATACCCACCTACAACTCCAATAAGTAGAAAAAGAATCATTAAAATTACACTTAGTGTTTTTTCCATTTTTATCCTCCTGTTTAATTTAGATATCATAAAGTTTTGACTATTATTACTAAATATCCAACATATATAAATTTATTGTTTCTATCTATTCTCTACGTAATTCTTCAACATATAAACAATTGGGCCCGTGAGCCATGCATATTCTATTGGAACTCCAGATAACATTGCAATTGCAAATGGTACTAAAAGATATGCGGAATTCTTAAATGTTTTCCACAATCCTATCCAAAAGTTATATTTATTTGATTTCATTACGATTTTTTCCAATTCCAAGACTTCCATCCACCTAAAACAACACCTAAAAAATAAACAATTCCAACTACACTTAAACATAAAGCTTGAAGACCTCTCCAAATTCCTCTCCAAATTATTCTCAATCCAAAAATTAAATCTATCCAAAATTTCATTGTTAAACTTCCACCTTTTTCATATCCTTTGTCATGAAGAAAACAAATATCATTTATCTTTACATTAAGCCATTTGTCTGGCACAAAACTACAATAATCTTTATTTGGGTTAAATCCTTGTTTTATTAATTTGTCTATATTTACCATAAAATTGTATCAAATGATTCTATTTTTACTTGTCCTGCTGCACCATTACCTCCATTACCACCTGCACCTACTTTAGAACCTCCTGCACCTCCAGTTACATCAGTAGATAAACCATTGTCTGTTTTAGAACCATGATAAAATATTAATATATCACCAGCTCCTCCTCCACCTCCTCCACCATCATTACTAGCTGTTCCATCAGTTCCATCTACTCCAGAAACATCTATTACACTACTTGCACCAAAAGTTAAATTTCCTCCACATATTATTAAAATTGAACATCCTCCATTCCCTCCTATTCCAGGAGAAGACGTACCTGAACTTCCTGAACTACCAGAAATACCATTTGTAGTAGAACTTGCTCCACCACCTCCACCAGAATATCCTGCATTTCCTCCTCTAGTCCCATTCATAATAAAACCTTTTTGATTTCCTCTAAAATTCCAAGAAGGTAAACCTCTTACTCCACCTGCTCCACCAGTATCACCACTTGCTGAACTACCAACAGTTCCTATAGAAGCACCTCCTGCAAAATGATATGAACTTGTAGCTCCATTGCCTGATAAATCTATCGTACCATTTATTGTAACATCTCCTTGAACTAAAATTATTATTGGATATTGAGAAGTTGAAGAAGCACTTAAAGTCGCAGAAGTGTCTAATAAAAAGGATGTATATTGATACACAGTACCTTGTGTTAAATTAATTGTTCCAGAACTTTCAGAAAATGCTCCATCAGTTCCGTCTCCAAATCTTTTAAAGTCATTTACTTCACTTGCATATAAGACGTCACCATCTATTTTTGGATATTCTTGTTCTGCTGCCATATTTAAATTAATTAAACAAACTTTATAAATTTAATGTTTATTAATAAACCTCCCATTGTTCTTCAATTCTAAGTTCATTAGTTCCATCAAATGTTAATGCAGGTAAAGATGTTTTACTCCAAATACTTCCTGTTACTCCAGCTCCACTTGTTATTACTCCGAATTGTTTTAATTGTATTCCTGACATCTCAACAGAATTCCAATCTCCTTGCCATTTTACCTTTTGGGAAGCAGGATAAGATACTGATGTTACAGCTTGTCTATCCACAGCATATTCTAAAGATGTATCACTTGCAAATGCAGTTCCACTACCTGAACCAATTATAAAATAATCTGGATAATTTGTATTACTTCCTCCACAAAATAAACTTATTTGGTTTCTCGCGTAATTTGTTATTACCATAATATTCCTCCTTTCATTTAAAAATATCCTCCCGACCATTCTAATGTAGAACCAGCACTCCACCTTCCTAATGAATGAGTTGCATAACTTCCTAAAAATCCATTTATAGGATGTCCTAAAATAAAACTACTTCCAATTTCAATAGACCAAACATCAATACCACTTTGTCTAATCCCAAAACTTCCAGTTGTAAATTCAAATCTTGTCAAAATATCACTATCTGAAATGTCTGCACCTTGTAACTTTTTAATATCTAAAAGCATTTGTTTCATTGTATCACTGGCATCTGGTAATTTTTTATTTACTTTTAATGTCAAAACATCTTCTTTTCTTTGTGTTTCTGGAGTAAAATTATATGATGCCTCAAGAATGTCATATATTTGATTATTTACACCATGAAATGGAACATTTACAATACAAGTATTTGAAGGAGTAACATCTACAACTCCTTTCACATTAATTTGTCCTTCTTTTTTTGGTGTAGCACTTTCTATCAATGTTGATGCTAAAATTTCTTGTGCAGTTTCTGGGTCTTTAATATTTTTATCTTGAATAGTCTTAATTCTTTTTCCATATTTAGCAATACTTTCATTATCTTTACCAACTTTTACTATAGGTAACGCTCTCATATAATTCATTATAACTGGAGCATTGCTTCCTGGAGTTGCATCATACCCAATATCAGTTCCAGATTGAAAAGTAATTAATTTATCATCATATCCAACAGTATAATCAACTCCACTAACTGTATTTTCAATCATCATATTTTTAACTGCTCCTTTTTGAGGCACTCCATTAACTGAAATATCTGTATTATGTGGTTTGTAAATTAAATTATATTCACTTGTGCTTCCAGTTCCAGTAAAAGTTTCTTTATATCCATCTAAATATCTATCACCATAAACCCAAATTTCATTATAAACAGAATTTCTTGCTTCTTTAAATTTAGATTTGAGAATATTTGTATTATCAAAAGTATAACCAGATGATGTTTGAGACCTTGGACCAAAATGTAAATCCTTGTTATTATCAACATAAAATACAGAATCAGATTGTTCCGCTAATTGTTTTACAGCATCAAAAACAGGAATTTGATTAAATGCAATTCTTGTTATTGTTGTATTTGTATTTTCAACATTAGTAGTTGTAATATCATCAGTATATTTAACAATAATATCTTTTACAATACTTCCTGCTGGAAGATTATTATAAACTTCAGGCTCTACAGTTCTATCAATAAGCCGAACTGAATAATCTTTTCCAGTAAGAACCAATTTTTCTTTATTTCCTTTTCCATTAAATTTTATACTTTCCAAAACTCCATTAAAGATTTGTGTTGTAGGAGGATTTGTATCAACATCTGCATAAATATCCACATCATCACCAATAGTCCATTCATCAGCATAACTTCCAATATAATTATTAATTGTGGTTGTGAATGTAGACACTGCATTATTATCAGATGTTGTTTTTCTTACAGTTGAAGTTGTAACATTTGGAACTACATTTCCGTCAATTTGAATTTGAGAATATACTGTCATGTTATTTTTGTACCCAATTTATCTTGAAGCGCTTCTGCCATTTCATCAGGGTCAGTTCCATAAACATTCTCAATATGAACACTGACATTTGCAAAATCTTGCTCTGCTTGAACTCTTCTTTCTATTCTATTTGATTCTAATTCTGCACTTAATTTTCCTAAATCAGTCATTTCTCCTTTAACATCAGAAAAATCTACTTTAGGAATAAGTGGTATTTTAATTCCTGGTATCTTATTTATAGCTTTAATCATAGTATTTATTCCTTTTATAATTAAATTAATTGAGCTTTCATAAAACCCTACAATTTTATTCCAAACAAATATAAATGTATTACTTACCCCTGCCCAAATTAATTTCCAAACATCTCCAAATCGTTGAAAAAATAACATCATTTCCATTCCAACTTTCATAGCAAATTTTGCTATTGATGCCATTATACTTCTCCAATTTTTAATTACAAGAATAACAGTTGTAATTGCAGCAGCTATTGCAAATATAATTAATAACCATGGGGAAGATACTAATGTTATTAAAGCTATTGCAGCTGCTACTAATAATAATACAGCTGATACAGCTGCAAATATAACAATAGCTTGTTTAACAGGACCAGGCATTTTAGAAAACCAATCAAATATTTTTCTTACAGCTTGAATTAAAGGTGTTAATGCCGGCATAAGCACTTCTGCAATTTCTAATTGCATAGCAGTAAATGCATTCTTAGCAAGTTGAACTTGATTAGCAGTAGATTCTAATGCTATATCATACTCTTCTTGTAATGATGTTGCATTATTAAATTGTTGTCCTGATGTTTTAATTAATCGATTCATTTCTGGAAGATTATTTGATAATTTATTAATAGCAGAAGCTCCAACAGTTCCAAAAATATCCATTGCTTTTTGTTGTCTTTTAATTGGGTCTTCAATTTCTGAAATTTTATTTATTAATGAAAGAATAGCACCATTTGCATCTTTTCGTAATGCATCTGGAAAATCAGTTCCCATTAATGGAATAACCTCATCCTCCATTTTTTTAACTACTTGGTCAAATGCACTTCTTAATTTTGTACCTGCTCGTTCAGCTGGTTCACCCGCTGCAATTAAAGCAGCAGTCATTCCAGCAACTACATCTGTCGTTAATCCAAGAGTTTTTGCAGAACCAGCTACTCTAGTCATAGCACTAATAATTTCTGTAGAACTTGCTGCACTAATATTAGATAATTCATTAATTGCTGACCCTAATTTTTCAGCTTCATCAATTGGAAGTCCCATAGCGTTAGAAATTTTTGCCATTGCTAAAGCTGCATCTTCTGCAGATAACTCTGTAGCAATAGACATTTTAGCAGCAACTTTAGTAAACGATTTTATATTTTCCACTCCTGTAATACCTAATTGACCCGCCACTTCACCAATTTCAGCTAATTCTGTTACTGTTAATGGCATAACTTTTGACATCTCAATAAATTCTTTTCTTAATCCAGTTATAGCATCTGCAGAAAGTCCAGTTGTTTTCCTTACTCCTACCATTGCTGTTTCTAATTCAATAGAAACATCTACAGCTTTCTTTAACCCAAAAGCTATAACTCCACCAACTGCTCCCATAGCTAATGCACTCTTTTGAAAACTTTTTAATGTTACTCCAGCTTTCTTAAATGTATTAGAAAACTTATCTTGTGCAGATATTACAATATTTACTGTATTTTGTCCAAATCCTACCATTATCTTTTTCTTTTACTTTTTCGTATTGCTTTTTTATTTTCTTGATTTACCTTTTTAAGGTATTTAACAACCCCTCTATACTCAGATATAGATAAATCATGAACTTCTTTTAAACTCCACTTAAAATAATCACAAATTGCCAGTTCATTATCTATTTGGGAACTGGCGTTGGAAAATTTTCAGTATCAATATTATTCAACTTATTAACAACTTTCATAATATTCATTCCTGTAGACATTCCAAGATTATCATACTCTTCATCTGTAATTCCTGTCGATAATTGCATTAATCTTTTTGCAGAATCTGATTTGTTTAAATCTGCAAGTTCAGCTACATCTTTGTATTTTAGTTCTGAGACTATGTATGTCTTCCCATCTATTTCCAAATTTTCTTGTTTCATTTATTAACCTCCCGTTTGTTTAATTCTACTGAAATCTTCTCAAAAATAAAGAAGAAAAATAAAAAATTGTTTTTACCATGCATTGTAGTCGACGATTGCATCTTCCACTGTTGCACTTACATGCGCTGGAACAATAGTTAATGTTTGGTCATGTGTTCCTTCAACAGGTGATGGTGTCTCCATATCTGTCAATTTACATCCACTCATAACTAAAAACAAACTTCCTCCTGCTCCAATAGATTGAACCATTGCATTAAATGTACTACCACCAAGATAATATTGCTCATAAAATGTCTTAGCATTCGTTGAATCCATTTTAACAGTAGCTGTCAATTCGTAATCTCTATTTATTGGTAATGATTCTTTGATATACTTACTACCATTATTATAATGACCACCTTCTAAATTATTGTTAATTGTCAATGCAAATTCTGTTGCATTATCAATTGTAGTTCCTGAAGGTATCTGTAGAGTTGCTTTACTAAACATATATGGTCTAGTTGTAGTCGGTGTAACAGATGTTACTGCACCAGATGTAAGTATTACATTTTGTGCCATGTAACCTACTTCACAATTAACCGGTTCTCCTTGTACCCATGTAACTGTCATATTATCAACCATACCACCATTCAAAGTTCTAATAAAATTGCTTCCTGCAGTTCCAACATTCTTACTATCTTCTATAGTAAAACTACTTAGTGATTGTCCTGGAATAGCATAATTAGTATCATCACTATTTGTTTCTGTAAATACATGTGAACCTGCACTTGCTGTTTCACTAACACTTCCAATTGCCATTCCTAAAAATTTCCAATCTTGTGGGTAATATGTAAACGTTCCTGTAAAATCCAAATTGCCATCTTCAAAAACATCAACATTTCTATCTGTTGAACCTTGATATCTTATTGGTATAACATTTGTATTTTCATCAATAGTATGTTCTTGAACCATTCCTATCCATTGCCTTGTTCCACTTGTATTCGCATAAGTCCCAGATTCATAAATGAAACATAATTGATTTTGGTCTGACAGGTACTTACTCATTTTTTCTTATCATATTTTTATATGTTTCCTCCTTTCAAT